CCTCCAGCTCAGCGCTAGGCGATGTGGTGCCGATGCCAACTTTGCCCGCACTATTAATTACTAAATCACTATTCGCGCCTGATCTGCTAATAAAAAATGGATCACCAGCTTGCGTCCCTGCCACGCCAATATATGCATTAGCAGACGACCTTGTAAGGTGAATATGGCGGCTATCTGCCGAACTTGCTGCATCACTGATTCTTAGTGTAGATGCATTTGCAGTACCAGGACCAGTAATATCTAACTTATAGGCAGGCGACGTGGTGCCGATGCCCACGTTCCCACTTGAGTCGATCCTGAGTCGCTCGGCCAAGCTGCCAGCCTCTGGCTTAGTAAAAAATTGCAAAATTGCACCAGCATCATCGCCAGCATTACTGTCAGAAGTAACCGCTTGTGCCTGAATGGCAGCGGATAACTTCATCGTGGACCCAGAGCTTGACGAAGAATTGGCATCATTACTGAACCAAATAGTTCCGATACCTGAGCTGCCGTTTGTGTTGCCACTTAGCGAAAGAATGCCTCTTTTGTCTGCAGTGCCATTGTGAATATCAAGGATTGTATTGGTGCCGCCGGTATCGTCGTAAGTTACTGAAGTAGTGCCAAGCAAAAGATTCCCCGAGCTGTCGATGCGCAGTCGCTCGCTAGGTGATGACGCTCCATCCGCAGTCGTGCTGAAGACAAGGCGACCTGGCATGTCGTTGGCGCCAGGGGTGCCGTCTACTTGAGCGAAAATTTGCGCTCCGACTGATTGATAATCCGTGCCGTCATATCCGCAAAACTCAATTCGACCAAGGGTAGAATTTTGAACAACAGCATCACTCGCGCCATTGCCTTTTGCGCCAAAGCTGAAGTATGCCCCACTATTGTTTGTCTGCGTTTGGATAAGTGTTACCGAAGAATTGATACCACTTACCTGAAGATTGCCTTCTCTGCCTCCAGCCTGGACGCTATTAGACGTTCCCACCAACACCCGACCTGAGCTGTCAACAGCAATGCGCTGCGTGCCGCCAGTCGTAATCGAAACCTCATCAGCTGCACTGAAGTACAGACCAGTGTTCGTATCTGTGCCGCTGTAAAAGCTTGGAGCGGATGCACTGCCAGCAGGGAACTTAACCTTGCCGTCTGCACTAATCAGACCAGTAACGCCCAGCGTTGAATCAAGCGTTGCCGCTCCAGTAACGTCCAGCGTTCCAGGGACATCAACATTGCTGGTGAACTCAACACCTGATCCAGCGGTATCGGTCTGCAGCAGTTGACGTGCAGTACCGTTCGCAAGCTTGCTAACTGCAATCTCTGCACTGGCGTTGATGTCAGCATTGACGATCGTGCCGTCAGTGATCATCGTGCTGGTTACACTGCCCGTATCACCAGTTGTCACCACCGTTCCGGTGGCATTCGGCAGCGTAATCGTGCGATCAGCCGTTGGATCGGTAACGGTCAGCGTGGTCTCAAAAGCGTTAGAGGTTGCACCCTCAAACGTCAGAACAGCGTCTTCGCCAAGCGCCACTGTTCCAGTGAACGTTGGGCTGGCTGCACCAACTTTTTCACTATCAAGCTCTTCAATCGCAGACTGAACGTTGGTCGATGCAATGTTGCCTGCAGCAGTAAACGCAACGTTTGATGCTTGCTGCGCAACCACCGTGCTTGAAACATCAATCTCGGTGTACGCCGTGCCCGTAGACAGCAGGAAGTCAGGCGGGTTCAGCGCAACAGTTGGAGCGGGTGACGTTCCAGTGCCAGCGGTGCTGACGACAACGTAGTAACCCTTATTGGAAGCAGAAGCGGCAGGCAGTGCGCTACCAACGACATAGCTGAGCGATGTGCCTTCAGAGGTAACAGTCGCCATCTTGTTGGTACTGGCGTTGTAAGTGCCAGCAAGGACGATCTCACCAACGCTGACACCAATTGGCTGCCAGACGTTTCCGTCCCAAATGAGAAAGTCACCCGAAATACTGTTGAGGTGACCTTGACCAATGAATGAACCACCTGCTGGCGTAGTTTCAGCAATCGTGGTCGTTGATTTGTCGCCCAGCTTGTCTGCCGTGACCGCATCGTTTGCCAGGCGGGCAGTTGGCAGAGTTCCGGTTGTGATCTTTGCTGCATCGAGATCAGGAACGTCACTGGCAGCTAATGCCTCACTTGCCGTGATGTGACCCTGAGCGTCAAAGGTGACCTTGGCAGCGGTCGCAGCACTCACACTGTTCGAGTGGTTGATTGCACCTGCACCCGTAACCTCAAGACCTGAGCCAGGCTTGACTGCGCCAGTCGCAGAAGACGTTGCTACTGGGACATCACCTGCAACAATCGCTCGACCGCCAGTGATCAAACCATTGGCGTCATATTGAACAAGATGGTTCTCGCTTGTTTCTGCAGTGACACTGTTGTTGACGGTGATTGTTTCACCAGACATTGCCAGGCCATTGCCATTGACAATGACTCCACCCTTAGCAGAACTGCTTGCAGTCGGCAGATCCGTTCCAATAATCGCCCTGTAGCCAACCGTGCCACCAGATCCAGTCGGGCCAGCAAGGAACTGCGCAGCTGATGATGTATCGTCCAGCGTCGTGCTGACGGTAACTGTGTCACCACTGGTGGACGTGGTGATATTGACGATGCCGCTGGTGCTGCCGTTAACGACGTTGATCGAACCAGCGCCTTTGACTGAATCCCAGGCAGACCCGTCCCAGATGTAGATCTTGTTGTCGTCGGTATCGAGTGCAATCTGACCTGTGAAGTCGCCCGAACCAGGCAGCGTTGACACCAGCGTCACGCTGGAGTTATCGGCCAATTTGGCTGCCGTGATCGACGAATCAGCCACTTTGGCTGTGGTGATGCCAGCATCGGCAACAGAAGCCGTAGCAACGCTTCCTGCTGAGAACAAAATCTTCGCGCTTGGAATCGTGCTGTTTGAAATCAGCGTTACGCCGTTTGCAATCAGATCACTGACTGTCAGCTTCTTAGTTTCACTCGCGCTGTCGTCAACAACAGCAACCACGTCTGCGGCAACCAGATCAGCCCCCGCAAGGCTGTTAAGGGCACTGATCTTAAGGTCAGCCATGAAACCCTACGCATGAACCACGATGGGTTCATCATAGAGCTGGGATTAGGTCGATTCCAGCAAGACCGCGTCAGTTGTGCCCTGCTCCAACAAAATGTCGTCTGTGTTCTCCTGAAGCAGCTTGCCTTGCACTTCAAGGTCCATGCGAATCTCGATCTTGCTTGTGGTGATGAAGTCTGCAGTGATCTGCACCATCTGATTTGGGGTGAACTGCACAGCGCAAGCAGTCAAAACACCACTCACCTCATACCAAACTGCGTCGTTGTTCGCGTCTGAATGATTAGCAGGGTTGTAGCCAGAGGTCTTGATGTAAAAACGCCCTTTGAAAGTGCTGCCTACTTTTGTGCGGAGCACAAGCTCAAGGAGGTAGTTGGGCAGCTCTTTAGCAGTGTCTCCGGTGTACTCCCACTCGCATGCCATTCGACCAGAGCCGGACATCAAAGTACCAATACGGTTTCTGAACTCATCCGATAGTGTTGTGACATCAACAGTCTCACGTTGAGTGTTTAGCTCATAGCTTTGAACCCGACCAAGGACTCGATATTCACTGTTCTGAACGACAACCTTGATTGGAATATTATTCCCAGGTGTGGCCAAAGCGGTTGCATTGGTCGTCCCTCCGACCACTGCATGAGCAAAAGTGTCATAAAGACGAATGCCGTCTAGCTCGTCGACGTAGATAAATTTTTTGACACTCGTCTTGGTGTAGCTATCAATAAAATCAAGGGCAGAACCATCTGTGCTGGTAATTTCAACTTGATCACCAGTGAGAAGCTGGCCATGATCAAAGTCGAAGCTGAAACGCTTTTTTGTTGCGTTGACATCTGACGGGTTGATCGTCGACTGCAGGTCGCTTCCATCAAACTCACGCTTGAGTTCAACCTCGCCAAAAGTGCCTAGATAAACACTCATGAGATTGTCACCGTAGAGAGAGCCCCAGTGCCTTGGAAGCTGACCTCTGCTCTTACGATGTCACCAGTCGCAGCACCAATACTTGCACTAGTGATGTAGGCAGTCAGCTTGATGTCGTTGTTATCCGCTCCATCAACCCAACGAAAGGTCAGCTCAACGGTGTCGGAGCTGCTAACGCCAGTCGTGCCGGTCTTGTAGAGCTTGTTCAGCAGATCAGTTGTATTGATATTGTTGCTGCTGTCTTTGTAATACAACAACGTTGCGCTGCCGCTATAGCCAGAAATTCCTGGGGTGTAACTACGAATATTTTCGTTGAGCGTAGTGGTTTCAAGAGTTTCTAGATTTGCCTGCAGCTGAAAACTCACAACCTTGGCGAGGGTCGTGCCAGACAGCTGCATTACGCCATCTCTGCCGGTGTAAACCTTTGCCATTACGCCACCGCTCGTAATGACACTGTAACGCTGCTAATACCTGGACGCACTGCCTGCACCTGTGGCTCAGCCTCATAACGCCATTTCGTGCCTGCTGGGGCATCTAGGGTTGAAGCCGTTCCAGACCAGCCCTCAAAAACGGCTGACGGCAACGTGAATGTGCGGAACGTGCCCAGCTGGTCGCTGTAATCGTTCAAAAACGATTCAGCATTAGCATCAGTCACGTTTGCGTAGGACAAGCTCAGTTTGGCGTTGACACGCCGTGATCCATAAAGGATCCGTACCTCGGCCCCAGATTGTGAGTTATAGGTCTTGCTGGGAAAGTTCCCTGGTGTGAACTGACGGCCTGTTGGCGTCAACGACGGAAAAGCCATCACTCAAGCACCGTAAAGTTGCCCGGCGTCAAAACGTCCTTAGCCACGATGCTAACGCCAGACGCATCCGTGGGCACTTCGACCGCACTAATGGACACCAAGCCATCCTCTTCAAGATTCAACGACTCAATCTGATAAACGCTGTAGTCCGTGTCCGCGCCAAGCAATGTGAACAACGAACCGTGATACGTCGAGTCACTGACTTGATTGCTTGCAATCGTTAGGTCAGTCTCAATGACTTCTGACGTGCTCGGCTTGTAGATCAAGGCGTTGTACGTTCCATCAGCAATGCTGGTGATGCTGACTAGCGTTCCTGCATCTGTGATCGATCCATTTGCTGTGGAGTTGTAGGTGCTGGCTTCTGTGATCACCCGGATATACGAACCAGGCTGAACACCTAAAGCGTCAGGCACGGTTTTAAAGCTGACTGTTTTAGTAATCCTGCGACGAGTGCTTAGCAGGAACCTTGCAGTCTTCAAAGCCTGTTCGCGGTTTGTGCAAAACTCGCTGAGATCAAACGCCTGCTTGGTAGCTGCTCGTTCATTGATTGGCAGATCTGACCAGTGCATCAATGCGGTTGCCTGATACGGGAGGTCGTTCTGCACAGTCACGCGCCAAGTCACAACCGCTTGAATATTTGAACGCTGCGAAATATCGATGTATTGCAGTTGCAATGAATCTTCGATGATGTTGCCTGCGGTAAAAATTTGCTCGACCTGAATTGGCTCCAAGCTGATTTTGTGGCTTGAGTCGAATGGCAATGCAGGCTGCATTCCAAAACGACCATTCTTGATCGTAAAGTTGCACAGCTGTAACGCTGCATTGTCATATAGGAAACTGCGGAAGCTCTCGCTGTCTTCAAGGACGCCATCGTAAAAAATACGATTGGCACGCAAGAAACGTGCAGTAGTCCTGAGCGAATCCTCATCAATCAACTCGCTGGGCACAACATTGCCAACGCCTTGAGTCTTGTTTGATAGCAGATAAAAAACGAGATCAGCGAACAAGTTGCTTGGAGCATTGTCGCCTTCAATCAAACGAGTAACTGGGATTCCAGTCGCTGCCCACAGCCTCAGCTGACTAATGTCTGAGACTTCACCAGTCGACTTGACGGTAAATCCAATCGTGGACATGCCGTTGTACTGCGCCAAGCTTTCATTGTGGATGTATTCATTGACATAAACCACTTCATGCTCAGGACCTGAATCGTTCGATTTTGTAAGTTCGGTGTAATGGCTGCAATCTGCAACTTGTGAGGCGCCCTCAAATACACGCTCGCCACGCTGCAGCTGCTCTGTATATTCAGTGCCAACATCTGTTATGACGAAGGAAAAAGTCACAGAGTCGTAAGGCGTAACAGGGCGGCCCTCAAACTCTTCTTGCCTACCAGCTTCGCGGCTGAAATCGTTATCAACTTCTTTGGTAATATCAAAAGTTTGACCTTTTTCAAAGTCTCCATTTGAGTTGACAACAGTAAATTTCTCGTCAACCCAAATAGAGCGTTCATCTTCACCCTGATCCCTATCCGCACCAGGGTCATTTGCGTCCAGGTACATTTGACCAAAGTCAGTCCCGAACTCTCCAATTGTTGATCTGGCAGATATTTCGACGGTGACAGATCGACCATTAGACATAACGACTTGCTGCTGAGCCGTGACGGTATTGTTGCGGTTCTCCCTTGCTAAACCAAGGTATTCAGTCAAAAATGCATGTCTTCGCAGATATGGATTGCCTGAATTTGTTGAAATACTGGCTCTGACGATTGATGTCGGAACATTATTTGGCGAGAGTGCCGCTTCAAGATCCTCAGGATCAGTAAACAGCTCAGGGTTACGCAGGATGTCTCCAACAGCAACCTTTCGCCCTTGAGTAGTAATCCTGAACTCTCCATAGGCCGTGTCGAAGTCTTGCCCTAAAGCATTGTTTGTGTAAGGAATCCCTTCGCTTGAGTCGAGCACCGTGATCTCATTTTCATCAATGCTGTTGATTGCGATGTCCGATCCAGTGCGCGGAATAAGCCTGTATTCATAAAATCCTTTCGTGTCAGGACGGATGCGCAGATAATTGTTTTGATTGATTGGGGCGCTGCCCTGAACACAGAACACCATTGGAATGCGTACAAATTCAGCCTGAGCCTGGCCGTACTCCTTAACAGGTCGGACAAAAACAGAGAAGCAAGACGACCTCTTGAAATACTTGTCCATGCGAGGCGTGGACAGCTGAACATCATCCTCATCAAGCTGAAACAACTTGGTCGGTGAAGGCAGCGCGTTGAAATTACACAGGCCAGAGGCGCGGTTCCAGACTTGGCTTCTAATGCCAAACTCAATTACTTCGCTGTCTCTGCGGACAGGCCGAATGGTCGCAATGCTTTGCCTGCAAACGTTATAGAAAGCAGCGCCGCAGTGCTTATTTGCATTAAAAGTATCACCCTCATAGCCGCCCAAGGGCTCTTCGACTGTGTCCCGCCCAGGGATGCCAATTTCGGCAACGCCATGGACCTCAACACACTCAAACTCGATGAACTCTTGTTCAACTTTTTTGTTATTAGCTGACATCACTTTCGTTCGCTTTCTTACAATCCAGCTCGACGCGCCAATAATCCAAGTCGTCCCCACTATCAGAAGGTCTGACGCCCTTTCCCTCCAAGACTTTGCGGAATTGATTAAATCATCCAAGTTGACTTCAGTGTCATCAAAATCTTTATCACTAAAATCTTTCCATACTTCATTGCGATGATCAATCTCAAAGACTGCAGTATTGCCAACAGCAACTGTTTTGACGCTTCTAGTTTTGAATTCTTCGTTGTTAAATATAATGAAACCCATGTGACGTGAATACGCCCTGCCTACGCCTGGCTGACCTGCTTCTGGCCCAGCGTCATGCAGAACGTCTGCCAAGCTTCCAGCAATCTTTCGGCGTTTTGCTTGGATCTCTTTGCGTGCTCTGCTGTTATCGCCCCCCTCAGTAGACGAAAATGGTGCGCTTATGATTTCCCAGTTAAAACGATATGCAGTGCCGTTATGGATCGGTGAACTGGTGCCAAAGGTTGTATCCCCGCTAGGCGTGTAAGCCATCGAGAATCCGTCACTGAACTGACCATCTACTGTTG